AGAACTAACCTTACTGATCCACTTTCAATTATTTCTGTTGATGCTGAATTTGTTGAACCTGCATTTAACTATTTAAATGTAAATACAAATATTAAGTATGATACTTCTGCGACTAACTTAACTAAACTTGGTATTGAAAACAAAATTCGTTCTGCAATTGGGCAATACTTTAGTGATAACTTAGGTTTATTTAATTCTACATTTAGACGTTCTGCACTAACTACTAGTATTGATGGTGCTGATCCAAGTATTCTTTCTTCTGATATTTCTGTAACTATGCAATCAAGGTTTACTCCAATTAAGAACTCAAATACAAACGAGTTTGTTTCTACTGACTATACTATATCTTTCTTGAACACAATTGAAGAACCTATGATGGTAGCACCTTCTATTACTAGTGAAAGATTTGTAATCAATAATAGAATTTGCACTATTAGAAATAAAGTAGGACACTCTACTGTTCTGCAAATCGTAGATATTGATGGTAATATTGTAAATGATAATATTGGTAGTTATGTTCCATCTACAGGAACTGTAACTCTTTCTGCATTTAAACCTGATAGCATTTCTTCTGGTCAAAGTTATATTGGAATTAATGCAGTTCCAGCAGATGGTTCTGATGTTAAACCTCTCCGCAATACAGTTATTGTATTAGGAACAAATATTGTGACAGCTTCTGCTGATACAAACTCGGCAAATGCAGTAAGTGGTGTGACTAACTAAAATGAGTAATGTAAGAACTACAACAGATTTTAATCGTAATAATGCGAATATGTATCAGTCGCAGGTTGATACTGTTGTACCTGAACATTTTAAAGATCAATATCCTCAACTCGTTTCTTTTTTAAAAGCATACTATGACTATATGGATAGTGATGGGCAAGCTTCCCATGATCTAAAAAATATCTTTTACGCAAAAGAAGCAGGGTCTACTAAAGATAAATTTCTAAACTTATTATTCCAAGAAAGAATTCCTGGGATTGATAAAGAAACATTTCCTGCACCTAGATTTGCATATCAGCTTCTTCCGGGATTTTATCGGTCTAAAGGAACTAGTGTTGCAGTTGATGGGTTCTTTAGATACTTCTTTCAAGAGGATGTAACTCAAATCTTTCCAAAAAATAATATGTTTATTGTTGGGGAAAGTAACATTGGTGCTGAATCTTTAAGATATATTCAAGACTCTTTCTTCTACCAAATTTATTCTATTCTGCTTAGAAGCAATATACCTAGAAATTTTTGGCTTGAATATTATAAGGCATATCTACATCCAGCAGGATTTAATATCTTTTCTGAAATTGTATTTGAGACTATTCCTGAAAACTCTCAGATTCCAGCAACTATGCCTACAGTTACTGATCTTCTTGGAACTGAAACCCAAGATGTAGTAGTTTCCGCAGCTGCATCTATTGAACCTGCTGCATTGTTTAGTATCACAGGTATTGATAGTGATGTTGTTTCTATGGGTGATAGTGGAACTAGGTTCTACCTTGATAGAGGCATTAACTTCTACCAAGACAATCTTGGAAGTCTTGGAGATTCTTACGATAACTATGCATCTATTGCAGATATCCTTAATACTAATTCACCAACATTCGATGATTCTTCCACTAGTGGAACTATTATTCTTATGTCTGATACAATTCAAACAACAGATGAAGATGTATTCCCGTTCTATTTTGATTCTGATGACGATACACCTTAAAATTTCTGTATAAATATTAACAAACTAAATCAATGAGAAGGTCACATGGCTAGATTACCAATCAATAGAGGATCAAGTGCAAACGATGGAACAGGGGATACCCTGCGTTCCGCTGCTGGCAAGATCAATGATAACTTTAGTGAACTCTACACAGCATTTGGAACCTCTGCTGACTCTTTAGGTTCTCCGATTACCTTTGATAGTGATGGTATTGTCTTTACTGATAGTGAAGGACATACTACCAAACTGACTTTCCAAAACCCAGATGCTTCTGGTCAGACTCTTACACTTGAAAACAAGACCGGTGTTATTCCTACAATCGTAAATGAAGGTGGGCATCATGGAAGAGTTATTGATTTAAGGGATTCTGCTGGTCCAGCAGCAACAGCAGCAAAGGTTTATTTTGGTAATGCATTTGATTCTTTTGGTGACCTACCTGATGCATTAGTTTATCATGGTATGTTTGCATTCCTTCACGACTCTGAAAGAGCAGTAGTTGCTCATGGTAACACTTCTACAGATTGGGTAAAACTTCTTGATGATGGCACATTGTCTAGTGGAACATATTCAATTAACGCAAACAAGTCTACAATTCAAAATCTAAACCTTCTCACTCCTAGAATCAACAGCACAATTCTCGATAGTGCAGATAACGAAATTCTTGGGTTAGAAACTGTAGGAACTCCAAAGAACTATGTTCAATTAACTGCAAAAGATTCTAGTCCTACTATCGCAGCAGTTGGTGATGATCCAAACGTAGACTTAATTTTACAAGCAAAAGGTACTGGAACCATTACTCTTGGTGGTGCAGTAAATCACAGCACCAAAGTTCGATCCAGTCCAAATGTATTAGGCATCCCTACACCACTTACAGATAATGCAGAAACATTAATGATTTTAAATACAGGAAGTCCTACAACATTTGTTGCAGAAGATGGACATTTTGATGGAGAAAGAAAAGTTCTAGCAAATTTCAGCACTTCAATTAATACAATTAGTTTTACTAGTGGGGGTGGTTCTGGTGGACTAGCTCACAGAAAATTCACTGGCGCACCATTACCACACAATGTTAATTTACATGCGAATTCTACTATTGAAATTATTTGGAGTCAAGATGCGGGGTATTGGTTTACAACATATCCTGGTGACTCAGTTACTAACTTCATTACATTTAATTAAGGCAAGTATAGAAAATGGCAGCAATCGTTACAAATGGATTTAAAAATCAGTTAATCAGGTCTTTGATTACAGATTTACAAGACTCTGATAACAACTATTACATTGGATATGCTAAGTCTGATGAATGGAATACAACTGATACTCCACCTACTACAACTGTAAATGCTGATCGTGAAGAAAGAAACTTTAGATTAAATTTGCAGTCTGTAATCAAAACAACAGATTTAAGTTTTGTTGTTCCTAGATACAACTGGACAAGTGGAACAACTTATCGTGCATATCGTGATGACCAAACCGCTACTGAAAATGGTCAATATTATGTATTTACAGAATCTAACCGTGTATACCTTTGTATTCGTCAAGGTAGAGATGCTAATGGTAATGCTGTTATCTCTACTGTAAACCCAGATACAATTGGTACTGGAACTACAGTTAGTGGTGCTACACAGCCTCTTGCTGATGGATATGTTTGGAAATATCTTTACACTGTATCTGCATCTAATTTGAATAAGTTTGCTACTGCTAACTTTGTTCCTGTATCATTAATTGATTCTGCAAATGATCTTCCAGCAATTCCACAAGAACAGAAAAATATCCAAGACGCTGCTATAGCAGGTTCTATTGTTGGATATAGTGTTATTAATGCAGGAACTGGATATACTTCTGCTCCAACACTTACTATTGTAGGTAATGGAAGTAATGCTAAAGCAAGAGCGTCAGTAACATCTGGTGGAGCAATTGGTTCTGTAGTTGTAGATGATTCTGCCGGAGGTTTCCCATTCGGTGCTGGATATGAATATGCGGAAGTTACTATTTCTGGTGGTGGAGGTTCTGGTGCTACAATCCGTCCTATTATCTCTAAAGGTGGATTAGGTGCTGACCCAAGAGTGGATTTGAAATCTACTACTGCAATGTTTAATGCTAAACCTAGTGGTGATGTAAATGGTGATTTCTTAATTGGTGGGCAGGACTTTAGACAAATTGGATTGATTAAAAATCCAAAGATTCCAACTTCTAGAAGTTCAGCAGACTCAGACTTTACAGGTGCTAATGCATCAGCACTAAATATTCTCACTTTACAAAGTATAACTGGTAGTATTGAAGCAGATCAAGTTATTGTTGGTCAAACTGACGGTGGTAAAGCATTTGTAGATAAGTTTGAGAATAGTAAAGTATATTATCACCAAAATGAAAATACTGGATTTACTCCTTTCTCTCTTGAAGTGGTTCAAGATTCTGCTGACCCTACTAACACTGGAACTATTACTGCTGACTCTGATGGTGAAATTGACCCATTCTCTGGAAGCATTCTATATATTGAAAATCGGACAGCAGTAACCCGTGATGCTGCACAGACCGAAGACGTTAAAATTATTATTCAACTCTAAGGAAAAGATTTAAATGCCTAATACATTTAATGAGAACACCTTTAGCACGACATATAAAGATGATTTCTCTGCAAGTAATCACTATCACAGAGTGTTGTTTAACTCTGGTCGTGCGCTGCAAGCTCGTGAACTTACACAGATGCAGACGATTATCCAAGAAGAGTTGGCAAGATTTGGTCGTAATATCTTTAAAGAAGGTTCTGTTGTAGAGCCGGGTGGACTTGATGTTGATACTAATTTTGAGTATGTAAAACTTTTTGCTATTAATGATCTTGCAGTAGGTGATGTAGTTCAAAATGCTGATGGTGTTCAAGCTCGTATTATTAAGATTGTAGGTTCTGAAATTAATCCTATTTCTGGTGACCCAGAACCAGACCCAATTACAATCTATGTTGATTATATTAGTGCAGGGCAAGCGCAAGGAACTCCATCATCACAAAAGTCTTCCAGTCCTGAACCTATTCGATTCTCTGCTGGTGATGCACTGACAGAAGTTGGTGGTAGTGCTAGTGGTACTGCTACTGTTCTGTCTACTGATACTCCTGAAAAACCAGCAGTAGGTGTAGGAACCCGTGCTTCTGTAAATAGAGGTGCATACTTTACAAGAGGGCATTTTGTACAGGCAGACCCACAAGCAGATATTTTAGTTTCAAAATATTCTGGAA